CTGCGGCGGCACCCCCACCCGCCTCCACATCGTCGGCCACAGATGCGCAGCCTGCACCCCAGCCGCCCTCGCAGGACGGCCAGAACCCGGACAAGGCGCCTACTGCGCACCCCTCCGTCACTACTGCCCGGACAGCGGCCGGTGCGCCACCTGGACGCCCGACAACGACGGGGAGGCGGCATGAGCCTCGCGCCGTATCACGCCGACGACATGGTCGCCGTGCACGTGGGCGACTGCCGGAAGGTCCTCGCCGAGATGGCCGACGCCAGCGTCGACGCCATCTGCTGCGACCCGCCATACGAGCTTGCCTTCATGGGGCGCGGCTGGGACGCCTCCGGGGTGGCGTTCGACCCGGTGACGTGGCGGGAGTGTCTGCGCGTCCTCAAGCCGGGCGGGCACCTGCTGGCGTTCGGCGGCACCCGCACCTGGCACCGACTGGCGGTTGCCATCGAGGACGCCGGGTTTGAGATCCGCGACTCCATCCATTGGCTGTACGGATCGGGCTTCCCCAAGGGGCAGGACATCGGCAAGTCGATCGAGCGGCATCGCGGCGACCGGCCCGAGGTCCTACGCGTCACCGCGTTCCTCGCCGCGGCTCGCGCCGCTGCTGGCATGACCCATCGGCAAATCGATGAGGCGTTCGGCTTCAACGGCATGGCCAGTCACTGGACCGCGATCGCGGGAAAGGCGGCGACGGTCCCAACCCTGGAGCAGTGGGAGCGCTTGCGGGGGCTCCTGGGGTTCGGCGCCGAGATGGACCAGGTCGTGGCTGAGTTGAACGGTCGTAAGGGCGAGAAAGGCGAGGCATGGGCACAACGTGAGGTGATCGGGGAGCGTCACTCCGGGTTGGCCAACGGCGGTGCCAGCATCTTTCTGTCCGGTACGACGCACTATCCGGGCGGCATGGTGCCCGTCACCGCTGCAGCGTCAGATGATGCCCGTCGGTGGGAGGGATGGAACACCTCTCTCAAGCCGGGGCACGAGCCGATCGTGCTGGCCCGCAAGTCAACCGGGTTCAACTCGACCGTGGCGAATGTCCTGGAGTACGGCACGGGCGCGCTCAACATCGATGGATGCCGGATCGCAACCGACGAGGTCGGGGCCCCTCGCAACGACAGGTCACGAGACGGGGCGCCGGACTGGCGGATGCCTGGCGGCTCATCGGGTAACGGGGCATCCTCCCCGCTCGGCCGCTGGCCAACAAACCTGATCTTTAGTCACTCGGCCAGTTGCGTTGAGGGCGGCCCGTGCGAGCCGGACTGCCCGGTCCGTGAGCTCGACCGGCAGAGCGGCACGCTCAAGAGCGGCGTGCTCGCCCCCCACCACAACGCGAAGCCGAGCAGCAACAACAGCATGTCCGGTGGCAACTACGCCGGACGTATCAAGGGCACGTTCGGCGGGGACCAGGGCGGGGCGTCGCGGTTCTTCCCGACCTTCCGCTACGAAGCGAAGGCCCCGGCGTCCGAACGTCCGAAGCTCGACGACGGCACCGCGCACAGCACCGTGAAGCCCCTCGCGCTCCTCCGTTGGCTGGTCCGGCTCATCACCCCACCCGGCGGCACCGTCCTCGACCCGTTCGCCGGGTCCGGCACCACCGGCGAGGCGTGCGTCCTCGAAGGCTTCCAGTCGGTGCTGATCGAGCTGGAGCAACCCCACGCCGAGCTCATCAAACAACGCCTGTCGAAGCCGCTACAGCCCAGCCTCGACCTGTTCGGCGAGGTGACCGCATGAAACCGCTCACCCTGCAAGACGTGCACGACCGCGGCCTCACCTACCGCAGATTGGACCACTGGACGCGCGCCGGATACCTGCACCCCCACCACCAAGGCGGCACCGGCAACAACCGCACCTGGCCGCCCGGCGAACTCGCCATCGCCGACCTCATGCGCCGCCTCACCGACGCCGGAATCACCACCGGAGTCGCAGCCATCGCCGCCCGCGCACACCACAACGGACGCCCCCTCGTAAAACTCGCCGCCGGCGTGGTGCTCGCCATCGACACCGACCTACTCGCCCAAGCAGGCCAGCAGTGAGCGGGGACCGCGGTGACACACCCGTGCTCCACCTGCACCCGGCCAGCCACCCTCACCATCACCGGACGCGTCCCCGGCCGCACCTGCTACAGCGCCCTCACCTGCGACAAGTGCGCGGCCAAACACCGGGAGCGCGCGAAGAAGGCCGGGCCCGTCGTCGAAGAGACGATCGACGGACCCGGCCAGGACACGCTGTGGTGACGTCAGGGTGCCGGCGGCTTGGCCTCCTGCTGCTTCACGATCGCGCGGATTGTCTCCCGGCTCCAGCCGGTCAACTCGGCCACGTCAATGATCTGCCAGTCGTCCTCAAGGACGGCGCGAGCGATCTCCGTGTCCAGCTCCGCGCGCGCAGCCTTCACCCGCTCGTCAGCACGCCGGTAGGCGCGGAGTTTCGCAACCAGATCCCGCTGAGTCATACGTCTATCGTCGCACACTGTATTCATGACAATGAGATTAGCATGGTTTTACGCAAAGCGACTTGGCGTATAGTGGTGGTCGAAGGCCAGCGTTACAGACGGAATACCAAGGCGCTGGCCAGCGACGACAAGGAGTTGAGCAGTGCCTAGCCGAACACGCATCCCGCCACGACGGGAGTAGCCAGCCAGCCAACACGCCACCCCCAGCACAGAGATAAACGTGAGGTCGAACTTGTCCAAGAACGCGAAGGACGGGACGCAATGGGTCAGCGCCCGAGCTGTCGCATGGGTCATCCACGACGCGCCCGTTCCGGCGGACCTCGCGTTCACTCTCACCGTCATCGCCGCCCGCTGCGACGAACACGGCCGGGGCTCCTACGCCTCAACCGCCACGATCGCCGAAAGGGTGGGTAAGTCGCCGAAGCAGACGCAGCGCGACATCGTCCGGCTGCGCGAGCTGAAGTTGCTCCTTCTGGGAGACCAGTCGCTGGCCAACCACCTGCCGCCCGGTCAGCGGCCGGTGGTCTACGACGTGCCGTTGAATGTCCACGGCTCGAAGCCGGTGAAGGAGTCGAGAAACAAGAGCGCCGGCCGGAAAGCTCACGATTCTCCAGGATCGGACGCCAACACCACCCCCATGGAGGGGACCCCTCCCGCCGATGGGACCCCTCCCATCCATGGGAGGTCTACCCCTCCCATGGATGTCCAGGGACCCCTCCCATCCATGGGAGCCAAACAACCCATGAACAACCCCTTTAACAACCCCTCTCTCTCAGCAGCCGCCCGAACGATCGCTGACGCCACCGACGCGACCGCCGAAGAAGCGAGAGAGACAGCGGAGTTGATCAAGCGGGAACGAAACCCCGACAACCTCGCCGCGTACATCACCACCTGCGCACGCAACGGCTCCCTCCCCGACTGGCTCAACCGCGTCCGCACCGGCGACACCACCCCCCGCACCAACGGCAAATTCGCGCCCGGCACCGGCGCCCTCGCCCCACTCCCCACCGACGACGAATACGCAACCGGAAAGGTCATCCTGTGAACGACGACGAACGCCGCGCCGCCGCCAGCGACCTCGCGGCCCGCGAACGAGCCGCCGTCCGACTCGCCCGCCTCCACCACCTCCGGCCGCCCGTCTTCGCCGCCCCCGGAACGCTCCACCCTGACATCGCCGCCTGGACCGACCGCATCCTCGCCGGCGAGTACGGCAACCTCGTCCTCGTCAGCAACGTCGGCGTCGGCAAGTCCTGGTCCCTGTGGGCCGCGGCCGAACGCCTCATCGTCAGCGGCTGGCCCGGCCACATCGAGATCCTGCCCGCCCGCAAGCTCCGCGCTCTCGCCACCCCGCCCGTCGATGAGGCAGCGCTCGCCCGGCTCGCCGCCGCCGACCTCCTCGCCATCGACGACATCGGCAGCATGCGCGTCTCCGACTGGGACTCAGACCACGTCGGCGCCCTCGTCGACGACCGGTGGGAGAGCCGCCGCTGGACCGCCCTCGCCAGCAACCAGCTCAACTTGCGCGCCATCCTCGGCGACCGCGCCGCGTCCCGCCTCGCAGACCAGGCCGTCATCGTCCAGATGACCGGCCCCGACCGCCGGAGGACCGCATGACCATCGGCGACGCAGACCTCACCCTCGAAGGGTGGGCGCCCGGCCCCGGCATCCTCGCCAGCGAGCTCGCCGTCGTCGGCGCCACCCTCCACTCCCGCCAAGCCCTCGAAGAAGCCGCCGAGCACCTGGCCCCCGGCGACGTGTACGGCATCGCCGCCCCCACCTACGCCGCCGCGCTCGCACTCCTCAACGACGGCAAGCCCACCGACCCGGCCGCGATCCTCGGCGAGTTGCAGCGCAACGGCGACCTCGAACGCGCGGGCGGCGGACCGACCCTGGCGAAGCTGATGGAGCACGCCTGCCCGCCCTCCGCCGTCAGCTACCACGCCCGCCGCATCTCCGAGGACGCCCGCCGCCGCCGCATCCACAACGCCTGCACCACCGCCCGCAAGATGACCGAATCCCCGTCCTGGCACGACGAGGCCGACACCGCCGTCGACACAGTCCGCAAGCTCATCGACGAGGCCGCCCTCACCCCCGACGAGAACGCCGGAGACGTCGTCTCCGACATGGTCGCCCTGCTCGACGAATGGGAGAACCCGCCCGCCGAACTCGCCGGCATCGTCCCGCCATACCTTGACCTCGCCCACCAGCTCGGCACGTTCGCGCCCGGGCAGCTCATCGTCGTCGGCGGACGGCCGTCGATGGGCAAGTCAACGGTCGCGGCCGACACCATCCGCTACGCGTCCATCAGGGGCGGCAAGCGGACCGTGATGTTCACCTTGGAAATGAGCCGCCGCGAGGTGCTGCAACGCCTGGCCGCCGCCGAAGCACAGGTCAACATCAAAACCATCCGGGAGCGGAAGGTCAGCCCGACCGAGCTGGAGCGGCTCGTGCACGCCGCGACCCGCATCTCCGGCGCCCCGCTGGAGATCGACGACCAGGCCGGATGCACGCTGGAACGCATCCGGTCGCGGCTGAGGTCCGCGGTACGGTCCGGGCCGCTCGGCATCGTCATCGTCGACTACCTGCAACTGCTGACCGGCCCGAAGACCGACAACCGTGAGCAGCAGGTTGCCGCCCTCTCACGCGGCTTGAAGCTCCTGGCGATGGAGTTCGAGACGCCCGTCATGCTCCTGTCGCAGCTCAACCGGGAGTCGGAGAAGCGCATCGACAAGAAGCCGGGCCTGTCCGACCTACGCGAGTCCGGCGCCGTCGAGCAGGACTCCGACGTCGTGGTCCTCGTGCACCGGCCGGACTTCTACGAGCCCGAAGGCCCCCGCGCCGGCGAAGCCGACCTGATCATCGCCAAGAACCGGGCCGGGCAGACCGGGACGGCCACGGTCGCCAACCAGCTGCACTACAGCCGGTTCGTGGACATCGCCTGGTCGCCGACAAGGAGCGTGTGATGACCCGCCTCAAGAACGACGTGCCCGACGCCGTCCGTGCCGACGTGCTGGCCGCCAACGCGTGCACCTACTGCGGTGACCTGCTCGGCCCGTTCGAGGTCGACCACGTCCGCCCGCTGTCGCGTGGCGGTACCAACGACCGCGACAACCTCGCCTGCGCCTGCGTCTCCTGCAACACCCAGAAGTCCAACCTGCTCCTGCACGAATGGCGGCAGTGGCGCACCGCCAACGGCATGACCTGGCCACCAGTCGCCTCACATGGCACCGAGCCAGTGCACTACCGCGACGGCTGCCAGGTCTGCATCCGCAGACAGGTCAAGTGCCCTAATTGGCAAGTCACACCCGCCTACCTCACTCGCCGAAACAGCAAGGCCGGACTGTACGTCGTAGGCGCCTACCAGTGCGGGGCGTGCGGCCACCAGTGGCGATGCTCACACTTCGTTGATAACGGCTACTACTCGGACTGCCCCTGCAACTACTGCGTGACCTGCCGCATCGAGGCCGCATCATGAGTCACCCGCGA